CATTCAATCCAAGTTTGTTTGTTACTTTTAACATACTTTTTTTGTTTTTTGTTTTTAAAAATTTGTTCGTGATTAAATTAGCTTCTCGAAGGAAGTTATCGATATTGGCTGTTGAAAGCCGTTTTTTGTTTACGTTTGCCGTTTTTTCAATTTCCGTGCAAATACCTTTCTCCAAACATTGGTCCGCATTTAACCAAGTTGTCTCCGCCATAAGCTCGGATACTTCCTCTTGCGTCATGTTTGATTTAGCGCTTAATAAGGTCGAAATACTATCCTCAAATGATTTAGCACTTTTTTTATCCATTGCACCACTAACTGGGTGCATCATAAATTGCGCAAAATCCATCGTAACACGATTACGCCCACACATAAAAATCGCACCTGCGATACTTGCCGCCATCCCTACATTGTATGTATCGACTGGCGTTTTAGTTTTCAAAATTGTAGATCCAATTGAATAGCCATCTATAACAACTCCTCCAATTGAATTTATCCAAACTTGGATTCTCTTTTTACCTAAAGTATCTAAATAGAGTAATTCCTTTTGAAATATAGTGCCATCAATACCCATACCGTCAACATCATCAAAACCGATGTGGGAGTTAATAAGCATTATTGGTTCGTCCAATGTTTCGTCTATGCAATATATCATACAACAAATTTAGATTAATTCTAAATGATGGTTTAAAAATACGTTAACTATTTTAACGGCTTTGGTTTATTTACATATTCCTGCAACGCTTCGGAAATTATACTGCTGACGCTTCTACCTTGTCGCTCGGCAATTACCATAAGTTTTCTGTGAGTATTTGGCAAAGGATATGCCGTTACTCTACGTTGCAGGGTTTGGTTTTTCATAGTTATAATTTCATTATTCGTAAACGAACTACATACGGTTGCATATTTTTATCTGTTCCACTTACACCCGTTGAATCCGTAGCGCTTAAAGTTCCCATTGTTCCACCTGTTCCACCAAAAGCAACTGCGCCCGATAAACTTCTTGCGCCTGTTCCTAATGTATGCGTGTGCGCTACTACTACCGCATCTCTACTACCGCCCGTAGCTCCTAATGTAGTGTAATCAGTTCCATAAGCAATAACAACTTTTCCGTTATCGTTTGGAGTTCCATTGTTCCCATTCATAATGGCCCATCCTTTACGCTCTGCTCTTCCTAGTCCTGTACTATCAAACATTGCGCTTAAATATCCATTTGTGCAAACAACTTCTTTTGTATCTCCGACAATCCAAGCCCCTGCTCTTTGCCAATCTCCAAAATATGGGAAACTAGAAGTATCTGTTAATGATACTGTAAAACTTCTAATATCGTGAACGTTTCTATTTACTCCGTCGGTAAATTGTACAATATCGGCATTTGTAGAATAATGCGTTACTAATAAGCTAGGGTAAGGCAAATTAATTCCCGAAGCTGTTAAATTGAACGCTGGAACGTTGTAGAGTTCTCCGTTATAATAAACAATTCCTGCGCTTACATTGTAAGTAGGTGACGTATCCGAATTTATGCAACCGCTTAAAATATACATAGTATTATCAGCAGGAACATAACCCATTAACGAGGTTATAATTTGCGATGCAGTTTCTTTATGTGCATCTTGCAAGAAATCTAATGTACCCGATTTAATAGGCATTCCAATGCCCGAAGTAATAAATGATGTGTTTAATCTTTTCATTTTTAGTATGTTTGAATTTTATAGGTTATTCCTGCGCTAATGTATAAATCTGTGAAACTTTTAATAATAGAGTTTCTAATGTCGTTCGTAGTACCTAAAGCGTTGAAAACTGCAATAGGCACCATTATAGTAAGATTGTATTGATCCGTAAACGAATAGGCATTAATTACAAATTCGCTAGATATGTTTTGGTAGATTGTAGAGCTTTCAAATTCACTATGACCCACAAAAAAAACACTATCAGCTATTGTGTTAGTGACTAGATAAATATCGCTTACCGATGGCAATTGTCTAAATGCAGTATCGAACCATAAGTTTAAAGCGTATTCCAAAACTAATTTTTCTCCCGTTATAGCCAATCTGAAATCATTACCCATAAAATTAGGGGATACCATTATCCACGCATTTGTAAAGCTAGGCTCATCGCTTGTGTTTTCAACTGCTGTATAAATAGATTTACCATAACGCACCGTGCTATATCTCGAATAAGACCCAGCACTCCAAACCGAGGCTAATTGATAACGTTTGTAAAGATTAAACAATTGGTTATGATTTACACTAACTTCTTTCGCTAATTGCTGAAGGTAAGCCGTTGTTTTAGGTTGTCGTTTATCAGGTGGTAATGTTTCAATAACCTTTTGGCTATAATTAATACTATACATTAGAAATAAAGTTTAAAGAGTTTGTAAAGGTTTGCCCTGTAGTATCTTCCTCAACGATATACCCCGCAATAGTTGGGAACAATCTGCTTATTGTAGTTTTATTTTGTATTAGATAAGTTCCATTTGCAAAGGTTGTAAAGCTATCTCTTACTTTTATATCCTTAATCAAAATATCGTTTACACCTGTTATAGTTCTAATTGCCAATTCTAAATCAGATATTTTTAATTGTCCGTTAAATGATAGGTTTGATAAAAATAATTGAATAGCATTAATAACCGTGCCTTGAATAGTTGAACTATATTGTCCATCGTAGAAAATGTCCGCAGCAATATAAACTCTGTCTGCATCTTGTGAAATACAATTATATTGCACTCCTGCAACTCCTAAAGCGTTAATGTATCCTTGAAGTGCTCCAAGTTCCGCAACACTTAACGCTACTGGCGGCTCACTCTTTGCAACTTTTACCGTTACTTTGTTTGATATTGTTGTAACTACAGAACAGCGTGTAATAATTCGCAAAGAAGCATCTACGACATTATAAGAAGGTACTAAATTGTTTATCTGTATGATTTGCGGATTTGTAGCGGAGTATTGAAACTCGAATATTTTTTTAATTAACCAACTCGCTGTGTTTGGGATTGCTTGGCTTAAAGCTGTTTCGTTTTCTGTTTTAAAAACGTCAATAATTTGCTCTAATAATAAAATACTAACAGCAATTACATAAGAGAAAAGCCTCCAAATTGCACGGGTACTTGTGCTGTTTGCTTCCGCTAATTCGGGAGTGTTTTGAATATTTGCAATTATACTCGCTTGTATTTGTTCAATCGTTCTTGCCATTTCTTAATTGTTTTCTAGGTTAGTTGTTCCTGTTGTGTAATATTCTTGAGGCTTTGACGTTTCGTCTATCCAATGCGCTTTAAATTGTATTTTGTAATGATACACGTTTGAGTGCTCAAAATCTTGTTCCTCGCTAACCTTGGTAAAGATACTGCTTTTATCGGACTTAAAATGTGAAATTGATTTAACTACCAAATCCCGTAATGAAAAAATATTAAAGTTTTCATCCATGTTAGAGCCGTTATAATAATCTTGTCCTATGTGGATAGTAATATCAATGTCCGAGCCTTGAATATATCCGCCTATTGCCTGAGTGTCGTTTGTTTGAACTTCAACCAAAGCGCAAGGCATAGGGAACGAATAAAGCGAACCGTCCTGCATGTATTGAAATTGATTATTCCAAATAGTAACAAACTTCAATTGTTCAATTAATTTTAGTCGGTTTATTATTTGTTGTATTATATCCCCCATATTTTATTTACTTTTTGATTAATTTTTAATAATAGCTTCTTATTTAATTCAGCAGTAGTTCCAACGAATTGACGTTGTGGTATTACAATATCGTGCGGCCCGACTTTTACCTCTGTTTCAAAATTTCCTTTCCCTTTTTTAGCAAATCTTGTTTTATTAGTAGATTTTGTAATTTTGAAATTCATTGTTTTTACACTTGATTTTTTATGAATTACACCGCCCTCATTTTGAATTTGTGCGTAAGGATTATTTACTACCAATGTATAAGATAAATTACTATTTTTTACCCCTGTACTTACCGAGTTTGCAACGTCTTTTCGTAACCTTCCTGATCTTTTACCTTGTAAGATTGCTCTCGTGCTTCCTCCTGTTCGAATATCTTTCTTCGTTGGGTTTGTTCTACGCTTTACGTCCCTCCATGCTTTACCGTCAAAACCCTGATTTTTAAAGTTAGACATAAACTCGTTCTTTGCCACGTTGGCTAAGTCTAACGATAAGTCCAAAGATTTGATTTTCCGCTCTATTTGTCCGAAATTAAATTTATTCGCCATCGTCTACTAATTTTAAAACGCTATCTAAACCTTCTTTTGGAATATCGAAGTAAGGGTGTGTTTCATTAAATATAGCTTTATCACGATACGGATTGCTATTAAATAAATCCTCTCTTTTGTCGTCCATTTCTTTACTGACTTCATCGGCTTTTGTTTGTGGTGTTAATACTGCATCAAACTCATCTAGTTGCTCAATAGTGCATCTACAGTTAAAATGATTTAACGGTGTGTTGCTATCCCAAAAGCTATCCGCTACTGGTAAACAAATCCCGTCTAAAGGTAAACAAATCTCACTTGTTTGACTATCTATTACGGCACTATATCTTAAAAATGGTAATGTTTCTTTTTGTTGTTCTATTTGTTCCCAACGTTCAACCATTTGCGCCTGTCCTATTGTAGTGCTATATTCTGTTTGTGCCCATTGTTTATAATATTGGTCAAAAGTCTTTTCAGCTTCAATCGAATATTCTTTAAATGTTTTAATATCTCCGTTATCTTTTAATAAACTTAATTCTCTAACGCTATGGTAAACTTTACAACCCGAAAATATCTCTAAATTAGAGGTAAGCTCTGCAATCATTGATTTGCTTATAGTACCTTCTATTTTGCCAAGCCCCCCAATTAAAAACGCTGAAATAGCTTTATACAAATCTAAAGGAAGGCTATCGACATCGATATCACCCGCATAGATGCCCTCCAATAGATTGTTAATTTGCTTTTCAGTATATTTCATTATTCTTCCCCGAATAGGTGTTCATCTAACAATAATAATTTCGCTTTATCTCGAATATCCACGCCATCTAAAAGATTTAACATGTCGCTATATTCTGCAACTGATTTCAATTGTATATCTCTAAAGAATTGTAAAAATCCATAGGTAGTATGTTCCTTGCGTGTGATGATTTCATCGCTTGTAAATTCATACCCTAGATAAAGCGTGTATTCTAAATTATAGGCTTTTTCGATTACATCGACTAAATTTAAAAACGTGCTTTGTGGCGTGTTTATAATTGGCAAAGTTACATCTACATTCCAATCGACTAAAAAGTTTTCGATTTTCTTTGCGTGTACTAATTCATCGGAACTCTCGTTAGCAAAGTATTCTCCTGCTCTTTTATATCCTACGTTGTCACACCAATTAGAAGCGGACCGATAAAAATAATAAGCGGTGAACTCATCTTTTAAGCGAACTAATAACGCATCAATTGTATTTTGATTTAAAGTGTTTGGTTTCATTATTTGTACATATTTTTAAGTTTATCTTTTATGCTTGTTGTCGGTGTTACAATTGGTGCTATTACCTCGGGTGCTACTTCTGCAAGTTTTATTCCTGTTTGCTCCTCGAAATAGTCTTTATCCATTTGAAGTCCTGCTTTTTTGATTTCAACAGCTTGACCTATTACCCTATCGTTATTTTCGTGAACTTCGTGATCGTTTTTAAATTCAAAAATACAATCTTCTGGAATATTAAAACCAAACTTTATTAATCTAGGTATTAACTCGCTATTAATAACATCGGTTATAAATACCCCGTCTTTAGACTGCTTATCCTCCATTGCTTGTTCGCTAGGGCTTTCACTTCCTTGTGTTGCTCCTAATTTACCTGCTGTGCTATCCAATGCGTCTGCGTGTCCTAAAATAAGTTTTGATATTAAACCTTGCAAACGTTTCTCAAAGTTTGCGTATGCTTGCCATGCACTACCAACATTACCGCTTTCAATCAATTCTATTTGGTCATCGATAGCGTCCATTAATATCCATCCTGCACTACCCATATCTTGAAGAGCAGCAGCAAAATTCTCACGCTCTGCTAATTCTGTTTTGTTTGTCTTTCCTACTCTAATAGGCTGACCGAATAACTCTAAAAAGTCGCCATTATATCCTAAAATGTTACGTAAAAAGATTTGATAAAGTGCAACCTCGTAAAATAAGCCGTAACCACTATCGCTAGTGCCTATATCATTCGGAGTGCTTAAATAAATATGCCAATCGCTCCAAGGTTCATCTTTGAACGGTGTACCGCTTAAATTGTAAGCCATATTTGAAACTACATATCTATCAGGCGATACATACCAGCGTTTAGTAACTTTAATATCTTTAAATTGATTATCTACGCAATCCCCTAACTCAATTAAACTATAACCATAAAGCAAAGTATCCAACGAGTGCGAAATAAAACGATTAAACCAAGGCTTATTTAAAAGTTTCGCAACGTCATCGTTAACCTCTCCTTTACTATTTACAATTTGCCAATCTCTTAATGTTGTTAAATCCTTTCGACGTTCAACACACGCCTTTACGTGTCCGTCTAAAATTGTATCGATGTAGATTTGTTGCATTCTAACTCTAAAAGGGTTAAAAGGTCTCTCTGCTTCTTCACAAGCTACTCGCCAAGATAGGGTATCTTGTTTAATACGTGCTAATCTTATCGGAAGTGTTGTTTTTGATAAGTTTGCTTTAGCTTCTTCGCTTTGCACTATATTCGGTACATTTGGTTGTCCGAACCAAAGAAACCCCTTAGGTAATATATTTTTAATTGATGCCATTTAGTAAATGTTTACATTTTTTTCGTTACTACCCCATTGAATAAAGCGTCCTGTTGTTGGCTGTATTTCTAGCCTTGGAGTGACTTCTCCAAGTGCACACATTTTAAGCCATGCAATCGCATTTTCATAACGTGTAATTCTTAACTCTGGGATGTTTCTCGGTGCTATTCTGCTATGCAAATGATATAAAGCAATATCAATAATGTAGTTCAATAGCTGTGGATCTCTTGCCGTTCCCGTTTTATTCAATTCATCGTCAAATAAATACTTTTGGATTAAATAAGAACGAGCCTCTCCAATTGCGGTTAACTCTGCTTGTTGTCTTATTGCCTCATTTTCATTTATTATTTGCTGCAGATTACTATCCTGTATAAGTAATAAGAAATCTTTATTATTTAAGTAACTCATAATCAATGGATATTTTGTTTTTATACTTTGCAAAGATATTACAAAGGTCTATCATTTCATCTTTTTTAACCTCTGTTAAATCCCCTTTCAATTCCTTTAAAAATTGTGCAGCTTCTTTAACTTTCACAAAATTAGAAATTACGCCTGTTTTTTTGTTTACTATGTAGTACATATTTAATATCCTGATTTAGATTTACTTCTACCGATTGTTATTCCCATACTTTTACTACCTCTTTGGTAATTTTGAAACTCCGTATTAAAAGCCGTGCAACAAATATAATCGAATAAATCGGAATAGTGCCCCACTTTTTGAAAACGTGCCCCCGTCTGCGGATTTGTTGCCATTTCTTTTAACTTCGTTCCATCGCTTGCCTCTTTCAATCCTATGAAATCGCTTATTGCAGTCTTGCAATTCTCTCCGATTATTACCTTTATGCCGTCGAAATTCTTTTCAAAGATAGTATTAATAAAATTACCACGCATAACTACACTAGGGTTACTTGCCTGTACTCTGTTACGTGGTTTAAATTGTGCTAGGTTATCTAATATCAATCGATAAAAATTATAACCGTGTTCCAATTTAGTATCCGATTTGTTAGCCGTTGCGTCTCCATAAACAAACATTCCGCTTTCGTGCCCTTGGTATTTTCTTATGATTTCATTACATACGGCTTTAACGGTGTTGTTCGGACTAACTCCGCTTATCTCGTCAATCATTCTCAATTCTTTACCCTCGATTTGAAAGATACCACAAGGCAAATAAGGGTTAACGTTGTCATCCCAGCTAATGTGAAGCGGTAAGGATGGATTATAGTTAGTATGTTTAACATGTTGGTCTATTTCAAAGCATTTGTAAAACTCTCCACCTGTTTTTAATTGTATATCCCAGTTGCCTTCGACAAATACCATATACTCAAACGTTGGTAAGTTTTTTAAGTTGTCAAGGTAGGCTTGTGGCAAATATGGGTTATCGGTTATTTTTGCAGGAATATAAACCCATTCAGTCGGTAGAGTTCCATTTTTCCATCTGTCATAAATCAATGTTTTAACCCATCCAAATGTAGGGTTACATGTTGCTAATATAACGGGCTTAGGTTGGATGCTGTCTTTTATTATCCAACTCCCTGCACGTTCAAACGCTTTGTAAAATGTTTGTTGTTGGCACTCGTTAATCTCTTCAAATAGAAAGCCATTAACCTCCAATCCTTTCATCCAATCTAGGTCTTTATCCTGGGCGTAATTTTCAGATTTGAATAATATAACGGATCCGTTTGGGTGGTGGTACTCATAAGGGGATTGTCTAACCGTACCACTTGGCTCTATTTTTCTAAACGATGGGATTGTAGTCGTTCTTATTTTCTCCATGTCCTCCCGAATAACGCACCACCTAGAACGTGGGAAAACCTCACACATAATAAGAAGGGCGGACAAACCCCAAACAGATTTACCGCCTCTAATACTTCCGCCGTACATCAAAAAATTATATTTTTCCGATTGCAATAATATCATTGCCTCGGTTTGTTTGGCTGTTAGTTCCATTGTTTAGGGTTTCCGTACAAATCACTATAAGAAGGAAAATTATTTTTAAGTATTTTAGATTGTTTTTTTTTAAATAATTTTACTTCTTTTGTATTTCTACTTTTTTGTTTTTTTTGAGCCATTTAAATCTTGATCTCATTATTACCCCAAATAATTGAATTACCTTTCAATTCGTTTCCGTCGGAAGTAACGTCTATTGCTTGGGATGCCTTGCCCTCTGTTCGGTCGGTAACTTCTTTTAAATAGTTCAATTCCTCAATAGCTTTTTTAACTGCTGCGTAGGCTGCATTTTGTGCCATGGTTTGAGGGTCAAAAACATTAAATTCCTCAATATCTAATCGAATTAATTTATTATACCAATAGCTGATGGATGTTTCTTTACTCCATGCTCCATTTGCTCTATTTTGTGGATTATCGGCAAATCCGCCTTTTCCTTTTGGGTTATTTATATCTCCTTGCTTTGGCATTTTTATCTTACTTTGAAGTTAATCAATCTGATACGTTAAATAATAATAATTACTATTTTTCTTTAATTTCTTCCATTCTTTGAAAGTTATTATTTTTTCAAAGGTAGTAAAAGTTTGTTTATGTGTTGCAACTAATCGCAATTTTGTTTCGGGGTCTAGCATTCCGTATAAGTACCATCTGAATTAAGATAAACACCATCGGAAATATAAACTCCATCAAATAACTCATCATCTGTCAAATCTTTTGATAATTCGTTGTATAAGTCAATTGCTGCTTCATTTTCATTTAAACTAAAATTTTTATTTGGTCTAGTTCTGCTCATTGTTAATTTATCATAAATTGAACTTGAAAAATAAGTAATGTTTTTTAATTCCAATATTTCTTTAATTGTCATTTTATCTAATAAAGTATCCTTGCAAATAAATGAAAATTCAAATATAGCTGTATGATTATTATAATAATAACTAAATATATTATCACCAAAGCATCCAATCTTTGCTTTTTTATAATAAATATTATTTAAAAGCATTTCTTTTTTTATTTCTTCTAAAAGATTATTTAATTTTAATTCTTTTTTTTCTATTTTCATTTTAATAGATGTTAATTTTAAATTTTCCATATTTTTTATTTTTTACAAATTTACAAATATTTTTTTAAATTGTTCTAGCATTTTATATTGGATATATTTGTCCATTAATATTGTGTAAGCAAATCGCTTTTTTTCCTAGTTCAATAAGTTCGTCAATTCTATATTTTTGTAATTCTTTCAAAGTATCTTTATTTTCTTTACACTCAATCCATAAATCGACCTCTCCTGTCTTCATGCAAAGTAAATCAGGATAACCACTGTCAGACAATTTAATAATATTTAAAACTTTCCATCCTTTAGATTTATATTCTTTGATAATTTTATTTTGGAATTTGCTCATATTGTTTTAAAGTAAAGTTTTTCTTTTTTTCAATAACTTTTAATATTTGTAAATCTAAAGTTTTTTTAGCTAATATAAAAAACACTTCCGTTTCTTTTCGTTCCTTTATTGTTAAGCGATCAAGTGACTGTACAAAATTAGTTCCACTAAATCCAAAGTTCAAATAAATTAGTTTATCTGCTTTACTTAAATTAACCCCCATTGCTGAACTATATTGCTGTCCTATGTAATGTTTATCGGTTGTATTAAATTCGTTTAAATTAGTTGTAGCAGTATCGCCAAATACATTTAATAACATTTCTAGCTCCTGTTTAAAATAATAAAATATAGCTAATTTTCCTTTTAGGTTTTCTTTTATGTAAATAGCTTTTGAATTATCAATTATTCCAGTATTTCCACTATCAAAAATTATTGTACCACTTCCTAGCTGGTGTTGTTTACTCATAATTTTTACACCACTATCCGCTATAATTTTTTCATTTTTACCAATTATTATTTTATCTTTTTTTAATTGCTCAATAAGTTTGTATGTTATTGGTTTCATTTCTACAAAAATATTTGTTTTAATAATCACATTTTCAAATCCTGCTTGTTCTTGAGTAAATTTATGAATTATTTTATTAATTTTTGCTTTTATCAAATCGTCTTTAGCTTTTGAATAATCATTGCTTTGTCCGTATGTTGTATAAATAAAATTTGGATTTACATAATCCTTTGCCCATTTATAAAAATTAATATAATCTTTGAAAGGACTATTTTTTGAAATCCAAAATTGATGATACCATTGAGAATAACTTTCACTTGCAGGTGTTCCTGATAAAAAAACCATTTTAGAATTAAAAAACATTTGTTTTAACAATTTAGTTCTAACGCTCGGTTTTGGGAATGCTGAAATAGAATGAGCCTCATCTAATATTATTAAATCGTATTTTCCTTTAACCTTATGTAAACTTTCGTAATTACTAACCTCTAACTCATAATTAAAATTTAAAGCCTTGTAATCGCTTAAAATTGATTCAATAGCTTTTTTCTTTGTTAAGAATAAAACTGATTTGGCATTTACATTTTTTGCTATTTGTAAAGCGGTTAAGGTTTTTCCAGTTCTTTGGGTGTGCTGCAAATAAACTAATCCATATTTATTTAAAATTTCAGTACACTCGTTTGCATTTTTAATTTGATAGTCTCTTAATTTCATGTTGTTTTTATTTTTTGTTTGGAGGTAAAAAGGTAAAAAAGCAAATTTAGTTTTTTACCTCCGTTTTTACCTCCAAAAATTTTTCTAACTAATTGATTTATATATACTTATTTCTATATTTTTCTAAAAGGTAAAAAAGTAAAAAAGAAATATTAAAAACCAGTTGTAAAATATTGTTTTTAATAATCTCTATGAATTTATCAATTTTTACTTTTTGTTTTTTACATCGTGTTAATTGTTTGATAATCAAACGTTATGGAGGTAAAAAAGTGTTTTACTAGTTTTTTACCTTTTATAGTTTTTTACCTTTATTTTAAAATGGAAAATCGTTTTCTTCCTCATTATCAATGTATTGCGTTTTTCTACTAAAAATAAATGGCGTTCCAGTTTTATCTCCAGAAACCTCTCTAATTCCAAAAGGATAGTATTTTTTTAACTTCCCTACTGGAATTTTCATTTCATCTTTTATTACTTTTCTAATGTAAGATATTGAAAATTGATTATTATGATTAAACCATTTTTCTTTTATATCTTTTGCGGTTGCTTCAAAAATTTCCATTGAACAATTATCAAAATAATCATTTATTATTATTTCTAAATCTTTATATAAACCGCTTTTTGATTCTGTTTTAACTTTTTCAAGTGATTCCGTAGCAATTTCTTCTTGCGTAAATACCATCCTAGATTTTGTAAAATCAATTTCTGGCAATTGTCTTAAATATTTTAAAAATTTTGGAATTTCGTTAAACAATTCAATTTCAATATTTGTATTTAAAGACTGAATAGGTTTTATTTTTCTAATCCAAAATCTTACTTCTTCTTCGTCAATTTTCATAAAATCATTTTCTTTATTTGTACAAAGTATTACTTTACCAAAAAATGGTATTGAATATTCAGAAACAAATTTTTGAGAAACAGAAATACTTTTAGCGGTTGCAATAGATTTTAAACGCTCAACGGTAGTATTTTTTTCTATTACTGTCTCATCAATCATTATTATATTTTTAGTTGCGTAAATCGAGTTAAAACCCCTAGCAACATCATCTGGAGAAATCAATACAGTATTTTCTCCGTATATCATATCAATCCAATTTAAAAAAGTAGTTTTTCCAGTACCTCTTTCAGTGCTAACAAGTGCTAATATTGGCAAAATTTGTTTAGGATATTCGTATAATAACTTCATATATTTTAAACCTAGTGTTAATTGCTCACCAAAAATATGCTCCATTAATCCTAAAGAATAATTAATATCATTTCCATTTACCGGGCCATTAAATTCAGTATGAGGAAATTTACAATATAAATTATAGCAACTATCTTTTGATGGTAAAAAATTAATATTATCCGGAATAATATCAAAGTCATCAAATTTATAAATATGATCTAAAAACGCTGCGTCATGGTCTTGTTTTATTTCTTCTTTTTTCCAATGTTTTAATAAAACAGATTTACCACCGTATCTATTTTCTTTTAAAATAGTTTTATAATAATCAGTTCCTACTCTAATGTATGGTATATCTTGTTTCATTAAATAAAAACGAATAAAACTCATAGCTGAATGATAATCGCCTTTAAATCTAACCTTACAAAACAACATAAATTTAGTGCATTTTGAATTTGTAGCAATATCAAAATAATCATCATTATTAACTTTTATAATTCCATTTTCTAATAAGGTAAAAATAGATTCATTTTGTTTTTTTACGGTTGCGACTTCTTTATCATTTTTATAAAAATGATTTTTATCTAATTTGAACACTTCTTTAAAATCTCCAAATAAATTAAACCAATCCACTGGATTCATTTCTTTACTTTTTGATTGATCTTTAAATTTTTCCATAATTATTTTATAAATAGTGGACTTTGTTGTCCTTTTGTAATCATTGTTTTAGCTGTAGTTTTGTAAACTTCTGCCATATTTAGTCCTTTGTCTTTTCTTGATAAATAGGCATTTGAATTTATGCATTTATCAATTAAAATTATTGCATCGCTTTCACTAATATATCCAGCACTAACATAACCGCCTAATGCAAACGAGGCTGCTCTTAATTGTGGATGTCCGTTAAAATTTATTTTAGATATTGAAGAATAAACTATTTTTTCTATACTACTTGACTTATCGTTTATAAAATATTGTTTTACAATTGGTTTTATAATTGGAATTATTTTTTTTGTAAATGTAGTATAATCATTTCTAAATAAAATATTTTTATCGTAACTCATAAACATTGGTAAAACACAATTTTTAGGCGATATGTCAAAACCTTTATAAATAGAAAATTCATTTTCAACCGCATTAAAATAATGTTTAAATTCATCTACTGAATTACATATTGGTATTTTTAATAAAGCCCTAACTCCTTTTTTAGAAGCTGAAAGCCATGTACAAATAATAAAATTATATTGATTAAAAAGAGCCTGTTTAAACTCTAACGCATAATCTGTTTCTAATCCATCAAAATCAATAGTAAGTAACCCTGTGAAACTTTCAATATTAGAATAACGTCTAGTATTTTTAACAATAACGCAAGGTGTAAAATAATATAATTCACGTTTTAAACGATCTTTTTCTACTTTGTTTTGATTTTTTGAAGCTATTTCAATTTCTTTAAAAATAGCCTCAAATTTTCCTTTTGGATTAACCATAGAATTAATCCAATAATACAAATCGACAAACCCTAACGGCTTGATGCTTTTTATATCGTTATTATAATACTGAAATTTCATTTAGTTTTTTATAATTTTCTAAATGTAAACCCTTAATATTTTGCGTTTGCCAGTCTTTTTCAGTAGTAAAAATAACTTTATTACTAAACGAAAAATAAAAACTACGATCAAAATTTCTTCTTACTTCACCGATATTAAAACCGCCTAAAACTCCATTAAATGTATGATGCTTATTATATTTTGTATGTCTGTCCTGATGGTGTAATAAATGTGAATTATCATTTTGAAAATGTTGAAATAAATTAGATTTTACATTTAATTCTTTTTCAAATTCATTTAAAATAAAATAATTATAACTTAATGCTGGGCAAATAAAAATAGGTATTTTTATAAATTTTGAACCATTTTTATAAACATCAAATTCGAGTTCTGAATAATTCATAGCCTGTAAAATATATTTAGCTATTTTTTCACCTCTTTTTTTATCAGGTCTTTTAGCTTCAATTCCAAAAAATATTTCAGAGTTTGGAATTTGCAAAACTAAATCAATTCTTTTTGTGCCACATTTTGACCTACATTCTTTTTTTACTATAAAATATTTTTCAAATTCTTTTACAATAAGATTTACAAAATCTGTTTCTGTTATTACATTATTTTTTTTCATGGTTTTAAAAATTTACATTTATACTCTCTTTGATTCGTGTAATATTCAATAACATGACTTTTAATGTTATCGTGATTATTCACATTTTTTTTAAATACAAAAATTAGAGTATTTTTCTTTTCAATAACGATTGAAAAATGTTCTCTAAATTCTGAACTTTCATCTAATAAATTAAACTCAAAATTTGATTTTTTTAATTTGTAATACATAATTTATTTTTTAAATTAATAAATCCGATACATCCAGCCTATTGTGAGATTTGGCTTTCTGTATCGGATTTTTATAATATTTTTAAATGTTCGTAATAAATCTCACTAAATTACTCCTGCAAAGATACTAGTATTTTTCTATAAATAGTATTTATTTTTTAATGAATAGTATATCTGTTATTCGTTGGAGGTTTTTCATATTAAAACAATGATAATTGCATTTCTTTTTTAACTGTTAAGTCATTAATAATTTCATTCCTACGAATTAAAGTATTTTTTAATTGATTTATCCAGTATTTTTTTTGATATGGAAATTGATTTTTTTTAATAAATGAAATATACATTAAAATTTGCCATTGCATAACCTCTTTATAATACCTCTTTGTCATATCAATTCTTTTAAATAACGCCCCAAGTTAATGAGGCGTTTTGTTAGTGTTAGTTTTTTTCGATTTTCCAACCCTTTACCGAATTAAAATATTTAGTTTCTCCTTGGGGATTAACCCACTCTCGACCCCCTAAATTGATTGATACTTTTACCGATTGACCTACTTCGTAAAAATCTAATAAACTTCCTTTATCCTGTGGGAATTCAATCGCAATGCTTTGCGGATATTGTTCTTCAGTTGATATTACCAATTCTCTTTTTTTATACGATGCACTAATTTCTTGAGTCGCTCCGATTACTTTAATCGTTCCGATTACTTCCATTGTTGATTTGTTTTAATTTTGTTAATGTATTCATTTTTAATTTCGATTACTTCCTGTAATCGTTCTTTTATTTTCTCAATCATAACTTCGTCACGTTCAACGATAATTTCATGATGGTATTCTGTTCCCTCGTGAACTAAATAATTAAAAAAATACGCCTTGTTTCTATCCGTGGATAACATTTGCATCTGCATTTGAGCGTAATACTTCGGATCAACTTCATTTGTAGCTACTAATTTAAAAAATGTACTCGATTTCGGGCATTTAATTTCTAAGATTGCATTGTCTGAAACTAAACCATCCGGAGAAGCTCCCGAGTGTTCGCAATTATCAAAGAAACCGCAGTTAGTTACTTCTAAAAACTCCAAAGATTTAATTTCTTTAAACTTTGCAAACGCTAGAGGTTCTGTGTCAATCCCGTTTTGCATGTCAAAGCTAATATAATTCTCTTCAAACTCTCCATAAAGCGACTCAATAGCTTTATCAATAGCGTAATTTTTACCAGTTTCTCCAATTCCACGAACTCCAAGAATTTTAATAATTTCGGAGGCGGTAAATTTCCCGTACCGTTGTTGTTTCCAACTGTCTATCCTTTGTAATTGTTCCATTTTGTTTCAATTTCTTTAGTTAATGTATAATTTTTAGTAATCATTTCAATAGTTGCATTAGCTTTCTTTGCGGCTTCAAAATTTGCCTCGGTAAAGTTTGGCAATACTTTATTTAAAACTGGCTGTAATGGCTTAATTCGTATCCCGTCGGTAATTGCTCCCATCATTTTAACATTACGGTCCACAAACAACTCGATTAACATACCTTTCCAATTCTCTATAACGTGGCATTCTTTACCAACTAATCCATTTTTCTTTGCAAATCCTGCTAAAATTTTGTTATTAGTAGAATTTAATTTTAACGGTTTAATATTTTCTACAAAATGTAAAAATATACCGTCCATTTTAGTACCTGAAACATCAACATTTGTTTCATACTTTACTTCCTTAATGCTGAAAATCAATTTAATTCCAGCAGTTTCCATAGCATCTAAATCAGCACTCGCAAGGTGTGTAGATTTACGATATTGTCTCCAGTCGGTTTTAGTTTCCATTTTCTGTAGTTCTTAAAATTGATAATCCATTAAATTTTTCATACCAGTAAAGCATACTTTTAGTGCTTTCCTCTGCTTTTTGTGTTTGTTTAATCAATTGGCTTTCTAATTGCTCAATTAACAACATTTTTTCTTGTAAAATTTTTAATAATGTTTCCATTTTTTTTAAATAAATACCCGAACTAAAAGAGGTAAGGCACTCTTAAAATTCGGGATTTGTTTTTTTCGTTCGACCGCCTTACTTGTCGTTTTGTTTTGCAAATATAATACTTTATTTTAATTAAATGCGTTTTTATTTAAATATTTTGATCCTCCCAAAATATTATTGATAAAATAATAGATGCTAAAACATAAATTCTTAAAAAAATAAAAGAAATGCTTATTTTAATAATGCTGAAAGTTATAAAACAAGCACCTAAATATAATACAATACCTACTACTAAAGGTACTATTAAAATAAATAATAAAATTAATAAAAATTCTTTCATAATAAATTCATTTTACTTTCAATTATATAAAATCCGTCTTTAATAACTATATCAGGAATAGGTCTATAATATTTCGTGTACCCATTTAAATTTTTATCTTTTAATTTCTGTGCTTGTTCCTTTGTGTATTTCATAGTTTTTCTATTTCTTGTTTAACTTCTTGCCAATATTCATAATGAATTTCATAATTAAATTTAGCAGCATCACATATTTTTATAATTTCAGATAAAAACATTGATTCCATTTTAATAAGTTCATCAACGGCTATTAATGCACAACGGATACTTTCAGTAGGATCTTGGTATAGAATATACTCTTTTTTTTCAGTATCGTGAAAATGATTGAATTTAGTTACTAAATCTTTAGCTTTCTCTTTTGAATTCATAATTTATTTTCTTTTTTATAGATTTCTAATAATTCTTTTGTTGAATATTCATCATAAATAATATCTTCATTATATCTAATTACTAACCACTCCGCAAATCTAATAGCAAATTCATCTGCTATTTGTTCGCAAGCTTTTTCCCAATCTGCAATGTCTCTATCTAAAACCATTGTATTAAACTTTTCTTTTAGTTTCATTATCTATTTATTTTGTTTACAATTCCTTCTATACTCTTTTGATCCTTCCTGTAAGCATCTATGATGTGACAAATATTTTCCATATCATAAATAGCAATTTCACTAACTTTTTTTATAAACGTGTCGAAAACGGAATATACTGCATCGGTAGCATTATCATCACGTTCAAAAAATTTATCATAGTGGTTTTGCTCTGCTTTGATTAACTCTACCAAAACGCTGTTTAATTTGTTTTTAAGCGATTGTTTATAGTATGGTGTATATTTTATTTGTTCAAGTTGGTTTAGTGCAATCTGGCAACTCATAACGCTGTTAGTTATTTTATCCTCTATTTTCATAATTCAATTCTGTATTAGTTAAAGCAAAAAAAAAGTTTTGAAGTTGGTGGATATACTCAAGCACTACGCTACTACCGTAATCAACTATTTTCCCTTCTCTAATAACAAATAGTCTATCTTTTATTCTATATTGATTAGCATAACTTTTACTTACTTCTGCTCCAAATCTCAATAACCATTCTTCATTTAGTGGTATTGGTTCGATTATATTTAATTCAATACTGTAATCTAAATTCATAAAATTACTTTTTGATATGACTTTATTATATTCTCTAAGCGAATCATATACTAAATTTCCTATTCTAAAATCTTTATTTTCTATTTTCATCTTGGTAAATTTCAATTAATTCATCCACATTTTTACTCCAGTATAACTCTGGATGATTCATTTTTAATAGTTTTAAAAACCTACTAAAACTAATTGCAAATTCTTTTACAAACTCCTCTTGTTTATCAATTTTATCAGAGTTCCATGTTTCTTGATTAATTTCGAGTAGTCTATTTCTTATCATATTTTTTCCCATGTTCTTCCCCAATTAATATTTTTAATTTCTTTTAATAACTCTTCGCAAGTTGCGTATGTCTTTTTACTTAAATAGGACTTCCTACCGTCTTGTCCTAAACATAAACTTCTTTCCTGTGAAATCGACCATCTTTCGTAAACGCTTAATCTAGTGTATCGCATTACATCGGCTTCGTATTTCAATACTTCGGTAAATTCTGTAAATGAAATCATAATTTTATTTGTTTTTAAATGTTTCGTTATAATATTCTTCTCCAGTTAATATATAAGTATAGTTTGAAATACCTCTACTTTGTTTGGTTTTTTTACCATGTGCATCAATAATCTGTTGCTTTTCTATTTCTTTGGCTTGGTTATGAATTTCTTTTGGAATACCATCTGATAATAATCCAAATTTTGACATTTCAAATAATAACCATTCTACTGCTGTTTGTCTCATAATTTTACTTCTATTTGGTTAATTTTATCCTGTTCTAAAAGCGAAATCAATCTGTTATCGCTTTGTTTTTTAATTTCAATTTGATTAAAGGCTTCCATCATTTGCTCGTTATTTGAAATGTCACCCCCTAAATTCGCGAACCATGTTTGAAAACGTGCGCACTCATCGACCCATTTAGTTATTTTATTATCCATAATTTTAATTTTAAATTAATATAAATTTTGTGTTATTTTTTCTTTTATTATTTAATTTTCTGCCTAATAATTTTATTTTAAATATTTTTTCAACTTCAGAAATGGAATTATAAATTATTTTAGTCTCAATGTCCATAACTTTTTTCTTTACTGTTGAATTATCAGATATTAATTTTTTAGTCTCATTACTTACTTTTCTTAATTTACTTGTTATTCTTATTTTTTCTTTATGTTCTTCAGATAATTTTTTACCATAAGAATAATGATTTATTCCAAAAACACTTTTTTTACCTTTATTAGAATTACTAATTTTTAATTTTGTTTCTTCACTATGTTTATAATTTTTATTATTTAAAACTGATTTATTAATTGCCTCAATACTTCTTTTTCTGCCTTTTAATTTTAAACCAATTTTTAAACCAATTTGAATATCTCTTTTTTTGCCAGTCAAGCTTAATCTAATTTTATTTTTAGTTTCAATACTTAATTTTCCACTTTTATCATTAGTTGTAGTTAATTTACAATTTAACCCCGTTTTTAAAACATCATAAACATCTTGATAATATCTTTCACGTTCATTTAATAATTCAAGACTACACTTTTCTATTATTTCAAAAATATGATTTTGAACATTGTATTTTAAAAAAGATTTATATAAAACTATTTGATTTTTACAATTTAATAATCTATAATTATTAAAACGTTTTTCAATGTTTATACTTTGTCCAATATAAACACGATTTGTAGGTGATGTAATTTTGTATATTCCTATCATAAAAGTAAATTCCCATTCAATTATACCGCCAAGTGATAAAAGAATGGGAATTTTTAAGTTCTTAATCTTGGCGGATTTAAAGCAAATATACAAATTTTATTTTAAATTATTGATTATTGAATTTATATTATTTTCAAAAAAAATTAGTTCCGTTTGCTTTGCTACATCATAAAGAAACTGTAATGCGATTTTAGAAACTCTTATTTTTTTTTCGAGTTCATTTACATATTCTTTTGCTTCGTTGCTTTGGTCATCTTGAGATAGCCAAAAATTATCCGATGCACTTGGCTCGTAGTCGTGGTCCTCTGTTGGGTCGTTTTTATATTTTGTCATAGTTAATAATGTATTTCTAATTTTCCGTTTACTAATTTAATTGTACTTTGTTTTGTAATTAAATTTATTTTAAAATTAGAGTTAAGTAATTGTTTTATTATTTCTATTTCATGAGATAAAGTTGGTAAATCATTATTAAAAAAATTTTCATAGTTTCCTTCAAATTGTAATCTTATAAAAATAAAATCACATATTAATCTATCTCTAAACTCCCCTGAATAATTACAGTTTGTCATTTTTATAAGTTTTACAAATTACATCGATTGCTTTTAATATTTCGGGCATTGCTTTTAACGGTAAAAATCTGTGAAATCGTTTTAATTCCGTTTGTTCCTTCCATTTGTAGGGGCGTCCTACTGGGTTTTTATTACTCATTTTTAAAGGGTTTACCGCACGTTTGGCAGTGGTTAATTTCAAATTCTAAATGAAAGTGTTCTTGTCTTAATTTATAATATCTTTCGATGTCGTGAAAGTATCTACTTGCTTCTTTTAAATCAATTGAAACGGAATATTGTAATCGTTCCATTTTTTTCTCAAGGCTTTTTAATTTTGCTTTTGGTGTCATAGGCTTTCTCGTTCTGCAATATACCAAATTAAAAAACCAATAAAAATAAATCCAATAAACCAAGCATAAGCAAATCTTGCTGCTTCATTCCATAATCTAAAATCAAAATGTAAAGTAAAAAATGATATTAATAAATATAAAAATACTAATACTAAAGAAAATAATGCTAATTGTTTCATACTCTAGTAATTTGGATTAATAAATAAGTTAATACTATTCCCGCAAAAATCAATTGAGGGCGTTTGTGTTGTAGAAAGTGTTTCATTTTTTTAATTGTTAAATTTTATGTTACTAATTGCTTTCATTGCTATTTTTAAAGAATCAATAGCCATTGTATTTGCATTATAATTTGAATATCCAATTTTTATAAATTCTTCTTTTAAAATACTAGCACAAATAACTATTGTATTTGGGTTATTATCAGTTGCTATTTGTTCAACCATTAAAAATAATAAATCTTTCATAATAATTGTCTTTGTGTTTCGCTTTATTGCTGGTACAAATATAAGGCAATTAATTTAATGCACAACAATTATAGATAATTTATATTCATTATAAATAAAAAAACCACCCTAAAAGAGTGGTTTAATTAATCATTAAGGGATTCGAACCCTTATCTAGTGGATTAACCACCGTGTTACCCCTGTATGGGCTTTACACCATATTACACCAAATGATATTGGTAGCAATAAACGTCGACTTATTCTGCTACAAGACTTCCAGGCCTATAAATAGTCGGAAACATTAATAAATTTAACTCAATTTGTGAGCAAACATTTTAATAATAGTTGTCGGTTTGATAAACTTACAAGCTAAACGTAAGAAAAAACCTGCGTTTGTAGTTGCAGGACTACTTGCGTATTGTGTCGCTGCTTCATCTAAAATGTTTTGGATCGGTTCTGGAATATTATTCATATTATTCAATTGTTAAGGTTACTTTACCAACTTTTAATCCTGCTTCTAATTTTGGGTAAAATTTAGCGATTGCATCACGTGAGCCACCGATAAAATCGACACTTCTTGTTGTTCCTAATAATATACAGCCTTCGGTTTGAGTTGCATCGTTTCCGCTATGGATACGTACACCTTCGTAACCCTCAACATTTAATAACAAAGGCATCATTTTTTTAAATCTGTTGCTCATTGTCATTATTACCTCATATGTTCCTTTAGGTATTGCGGTTTTTCCAAAAACTTTAGTATCTCTTTCGACATCCTCAAGTGTGTAAGCCTCGAATTTACCATCAATTGAAAGTTCTCCAATTGTAGAGTTTGCTGTTTTATGCAGTCTTTTTAAATTTAGTTTCATATCGTGTAATTATTTTAGTTTTTTTTTCGTTAAACCCTTGTATATTTAATCCGTTGTACTTTATTTTTATTTTATTAAATTTAAAAATATCTACAATCACACAATATCCTAAAATTTCATCGTAATAAAAATCTCCTATTCTCATTTTTTAATTATTTTTAATAATTCATTAGTATTTGTTTTATAATTATTTATTTGTCCTTTTGTAGTTATTAAATTTGGCATTAAATAACCCTCATAAACTCCATTTATTTTTAAAAGTTTCCAATAGTATAAAGGAATATTTGAATTTTTATAAATGCACCCAGTCCAAACTTCAATATTATTTTTTAAAGCTAATTTTCTAACATAATTTTCAAGTGAGTGCCATATTCCACGATTAAAACTAGATATTTGTGGGGCTTCATTTGTATAAACCATACTTTCTAATTCGGTTGTACTATCTGCTCGAAAATCATCATTTGGGGATAAGTGTCCCTTGTCATATCCAATTAAAGAATTTGAGTTTTGTTCATTATTTGATATGGAATTATCAAAATGAAAAGCAGTCCTTTCATTATTTCCATTTAACATTGATTTAGTCAAAATATAATAAGTATAAATCGGCTCTTTCAATTTAGTATCAAAATGAATTTCATACGCTTTATGTTTAATTAAAACTATTTGCCCAAAGCAAGAAAATGAGAATAATAAAAATAGTATATTTTTCATTTCTTAAATTGTTTATGAATTTTTATAGCTAATAATTTACCAAAATAACCAAATGCACCCCCTAAAATCCCGAAAATAATAACTTTAAACAATTGCTGTGCGTCGGTTATCAATGGATTTTCTGCAATGTATGAAAAAATACTCAATACAGAACCGAAAAAAATACTTAAAAAACTATGTCCGTGGCTATTCATTGCTTTGTTTTTTAGAATTTCCAAAGTAATAACCAATAACCGACCCCATTAAACCAACCACAGCGATTTTAACATCGTTTTCGGGAGCTGTCCACCCTAAAATATATAAACCGACGGCTATAATTATTAAAGCAATTACGCCTTGTATATTAGTTTTTTGTATCATTAAAAAGGTGGGTTTAAAGTTATTGTTTTTGGTTGTTCTAAAAGTGCAATTTGCTCCGATATATTTGTTTGCAAAGTTTGCAATTGCGTAAATTCTTGTCCTTCTATTTCTTGTGAGTAAATATTCTCGATCCAACCCTTAACTTGTTCAAAAGATAATTTTTCAAAGTTTGTGAAATTATCAGGGTTTGGTTCTCCAACAATAGTTTCTCCATTTACAATAAATGAAAGTTCATTTTTTTGCCCTATATAATTCCAATTAATTGATTTCACAACTTTTTCAGAATTACAATTTAAACTATTTATTTTCCAAGTATAATTTATCATTTTTTATTTTTTAATTATTAAACAAGCATTGCCCATCCTGTAGATTTGTAAACATAAACTCCCTCTGTTGCATCAGTGCAATATACCATTAATCCAATTGCAGGAGAAGTTATTGCTATACGTTGCGCATTTGTCATTCTAGGAGGTAAGAAACCTTGTGTTGTGCTATTTACTTGAAGTCTTGCACTTGGTAAATCTGTAAATGTTCCTCCATTTTGTAAAACAACATTCCCTGTTGTAGGCACTACTTTCAAATAGGTAGTACCCCCAAGTTTTAACTGTATTGCTCCTGATAGTAGTGGCGAACCTATGGATGTTTCTTGTGTAGATAGATAAATATTATTAATAGTTGCACCTACAGTGCCTATCATACTACCATTAGCTAATCGTACATCATAATTTTTAACCCCACTAAAAGCACCATTTGTAAAAGTTGGATTAATATCTAAACCAACTAATACATCATTATTAGCTGCAGCGGTTAAAGTAGGAGTTAATATTGTTCCTTGTGCAATTGCTCCACTAGCAGTTACTGACGGACTTAAAGTCTTTTTCCCTGTAATAGTTTCGATTGCAGTTTTAGAAACTAACCCGCTTAAATCCTGGTCTCCTGTATTAGTTCCACTTAAATTAGTTGCAGAAATTGCGCCCGTAAAAGTATCTCCTGTAAGCCTTGCGTGATTTTGCCAACTTCCATTAGCATAGAACTCATCTCGTAGAGTATCGGTGTTATAACGTCGCATTCCATTTAAAGGAGTTGCTGGACGTTGTGCAGTTGTGCCATTTGGAAGCCTAAAATATCCCGTTGCAGTATTATCAATATCGCCCGTAATAGTATCACCGCTTTTAGTTAATTTACCACTTAAATCTTGGTCGCCTGTATTACTACCTGATAAAGTTGTAATTCCTAAAATAGTTTTAATATTTGCAGCTGTGAAATAATCTAAAATAGCTTTAACTACAGGAAATTTAGTTGTACTTGTTTCATTTCCTGTAAATGTTGTTACTTTATTACTACTATCCTCTTTTGCATTCCAAGTAGTTGCACTTGCAATTCTATTGTCCGCAATACTTACTCCGTTCCAAGTTGCAGAGGTTATTGAAGCAGGAACATCAAATGTATTAGTACTCCAACTTACATTGGATGGTGCTTGAAAATGTGCATCCCAACTTCCAGCAGTAGTTGAATTATCAATTAATGTTAATACTAAATAACCGCCCGAAGGTATTGACTTAATTAATGTATTGGAGTTGTTATTTACAGATATAGCACCACTTGATTGATTATTATTAAAATCATAAATTGCACCATTTTGTAAAGTAGTAGCATTTGGTAATTTTATAGTTTGCCCACCACTACCGGTAACTAAATAAGAAGGTGTTGAATTTACAGTTAAAGTTATTAAAGTTGCAGAAGCAGCAACCGAAGTAAATCCCTCAAATACATTATTAACTTTTAAATTTTTAGTGTTTAAATCAACATCAGTACTTGCTCCAGTATAAGGAACTAAACCCGTTAAATTTTGGTCACCTGTATTAGTTCCACTTAAATTAGATAATTTAGTTATTTCAGCACTTGTAATAAGTCTTTGTCCTGTAGCTAATAATGTAGCCAAACTACTAACTGCATTATCGTAAGCCGTTTTTAATAAATCGGTTAAATCATTTTTTGTTAATGAATAACCTGCAACTTTATCAACTTTCAATGCATCTTGAGTATCTACATAAGTAGTAGTAGCTAAACCTGCAATACTTGGTATAGTTGGCTTATTAAGTATTTGTGCGTCTCCACTCGTTGCATTCCAATCTGCATTAACATTTACTTCGGCTCCTGCTTGAATTCCTGCTAATTTTGCTTGTTCAGCAGTAGTATAATCATTTGTTGAAAGTCCTTTTCCAGTTACCTTATCGACTTTATTAGAAATATCTAAGGAAGTAATAAACGGATGTACACCATCCGCACCGTCGTTAATTAAATCGGAAGTTTTGCTAGGTTCTTGAATAGAAATTGTAATATTTTCAACTTCTTCGACTATTTGTATATTTATGATTTCTTCTGCCATTAGATTATTGGTTGTGTTGTGTCTTGAATAACGTTAAAAGAGCCTCCGAAATATGTCTTTGTTTTACCGCTTAAATAGGTAAATTGTACATCGTAATAATAGGTATAATCAGCATCCCAATCAATAATAAAATCGCCTATTATAAATTGATTTGCACCCGTTTTTGTAATTGTAGCCTCTTGCATTAAATCACCCGTTTTTGACCCTTGGCGAAATTGACAACGAATAGCAATAGTAGTAATATCAATATCAATATTAATCGTTTTTGCACCGAAACTATCGCCCTTTAAACAGTCTGTAAAGTTTTGTATTATCATAATCTTATTGCGTTCAATTGTTGTTTGTCTACTTCATAAAATAAATAGGTACATCCTGCCGTTGCTCCATTTGCTACGGTTATAGTTGTTGCTGCGGCTGCATAATTTGCATAACTTGGAAAACTAGCATTTGAAAAAATAGTTTGTCCGCTTAATTGGTTTCCGTTACCCGCATCTTTTCCAAAGGCATTTACATGACTTCCCGTATTATTTTTAGCGGCTCTAGTTCCAATAGCATTTATATCGCTTCCTTCATTTTCATTTGCGCTATCAATACCAAAGGCGTTTATATCATTTCCTGTATTTGCAATTGCGGAGTTTTCGCCCATGGCATTAATGTTATTGCCTGAATTACTAAAAGCGGATTGCTTACCTAAAGCATTTACACTATTTCCAGTATTTGATATAACAGAGCTTTCTCCAAAAGCATTAATATTATTTCCTGTGGCTGCATCTCCTGCTCCAGAGCCTTGAAAATTATTACCATTTACTAAGTCATGATTATTATCTAAAATTTGTTGTAAGGTTTGCCCTGCTAATTGCGGAGTTATTCGATAAGTTACCCCATTTATTGAAATAGGTATATCCCCTATTGGGTTTGTCGTTCCGACATACGGAGGAAGTTCGTCAATTTTTGTGCTCATATTAAAAATAAATCTCCTGCATCGCTTTGTAAAATCGCTCCGCTTTGAATTAATAAATAGTTTTCATTTGTAAAACTTGCATTCGGGATATGTAAATCACCCGTTACAAATTTATAATCATTCTTTAAAATATCTCTTTGCAAAAATTCATCTACAACAAAATCCGTATCGTAAATAAATACATCGTCAATTCCTGTAACTAAATTTAAACTTTTTAAATTATTATCCATTATGAATTTAGGCAACATATTTAAACTACAATAGACATTTAAACAAATATCTAAAATAGTACTTCCGATACTTGGTTTAAACGATTGTAGCATTTGGATAAATATTTAGTTTGCCATCTGTTCCAAATTCAATAACGGGATTGTCCACGTTGTAGCCGTCTTTTTCAAGTTCAATTTTGATTTTACGTGCTAATTGTTGTGCTCCACCTGCTGAATTTTGATAATAACCAATTCCAACGCCATCAGTAGGATTTTCTTTCCACCATCCAACGTATGCGTTAATAGTGTCGGCAATATGTTGTTGGTCGCTTTCTACTATGGTAAAATCGCCATTGCTAAAATGCAAATCGTTGTTAATCAATCCAAAATCTTTTCTAACTGCCATGTTTTATAACTGTGTTTTCGATTTCGCTTTGTTGCGTTGGAGTTAAATTATTAGTTTCAATAACACTTGTAATGCTTGTCGGTGTTCCTGCTGCGATATGGGTGTGAGTATTGAACTTTAAAATTAAATCATTAACGATATTTTCCATTGCATTCAATTTTTGCGTTAGTTCAATCACTTTAACTAGCCCACCAAATTCACTTCCATTGATTGTCAAAGATACTACATCGGAATATTGAACGATAAAGGGTAACGTATATTTAGACATTAAAACATAAACCATGGAACCAACTAAAGGCTCTATTACTAAACCGTCTGCAATACCTGCTTGTAATTGTACATCAAAATCGAGTGTGCTTTGTCCTGTAATAGTTGTTACGTGTGCTTTACGATTACCTAAATCGACGCTATTAACATGGCATTGTAAAAGCCGTACCTTGTCATCATTTTGATTACCGCTTAAATTTTGTATTACGGATATTATATTAAAATCGCTCATATATTTATTTTATAATCTAGTTCAATTACTTGACGCATTCCCTCAACACCTCCGCTATATTCAACACCTTTTATTTTATAAGTTCCGTTTTGCTCTGGGAGAAGTTTATTTATAATTTGGCATTGGTCACCAAACTGAACATAAGGCGTTCCAAAAGTTGTAAACTTTCCTTTTAAACCTGTGTAGTAATATTTTTTAAGTACTTCAATCCCTAAAGTTGTTAATTCAGATTCTGTTTTGGCTTTAATAAAAAAGAAAGTACGTCTTTCTCCGTCTGTGTTTGTTTCGGGTTTTTCTCCTTGCTTTATTGCTTTTGAAACAATATCATAACCTAATGCCGTTTGTGGATTCGGTCTAAAAGTAATTAACACTTCAATTCGTGTGTTTTTAGTTTTAGTTTTACCATCTTTTGTAGTTCCGTTATCTTCTGTTACATGATTTGTAGCTATTGCCGACAAAACAATGTCATCAACTCTTTTAAAACTTAAATCACTAGTTATGATATTATTTTGAAATTCAAATATTTTAGTATTTCCTTCTCCATCAAAATAAATAGTAAGTCCAACTCTCAAAGTATTACTATGAAAATAGGTAAATATATGATGGTCTTTTTTAAGTTTAGCTAAAAATGAACCTATTGTTTCGTTTTCTGCAACTATTAAAGAATTATTCCATTCTCCCGTAGTTTCTGAACTTACCGAACATTTAAAATCCGTGCCAAAGGTAGTGTTTGTTACTTGTAAGGCTTCGTTTAATATACTTTCAATAGATTGACTACCGTTAAACGCTTTGTTAATCATGGGCGTTTTTTTGAGCAAGTACATGTTATCCTCAAATTCCAATGTAACGGGCATCTCAATTTTTACATTTGAAATAAACCCTTCGACAATAGTTGTCAAGGGCGTTCGTTTCTCGTTTAAATTTTCATCAAAATATACATATTGACTTTGGATTTTTACCTTATCCCCTTTTTTAAACATTTCCCCTGTTGCTATATTTTTACCAAATAACGGATAACGTTTGTTTGTTGCAGTATCTCGGACATAAATATTTTTTGGAAATACAATCTTACCTTGTGCGCTTAAATCTTCCCAGTTGTTTGAAAATTCCCAATGATTAACAAAATCAAAAAATAGCGTTTTTGTTGCCGTTGTTATTGTAATATTTGTTATAGGTCTTAACATATCTATTGAGTTATTGTTGCCTCTACTATTTTATCCGAAATAGCGTTAATTGTAAAATATTGAGTGCTATATTCGCCCTCTGTTTGAGCAAATGAATAACCCGTAACAACTATGTCGGTTATACCTAAATTTTGCAACCACCAAGAAGTAATTGCTAAAGATTGCCCCGCATCCAAAATAGTTTTCAGTTGCTTTGTTTCTGTTTTAGGGTTAACTCCATAAGCACCATTTAAACGCCCGTTAATTTGTATTTGAAAGTCATCCATCCCGATGTACTCCTTAACCGTTCCGTTTCTTCCTTGTATCTCTGTTGTAATGATTTTTTTACCTTGCGACACTTGTAAAATAACATCGTCAATTCTAAAATCTGCCCAACTTGAAACAGCAAAACCGAAGTCGTTTAAAACTTGTCCACTATTAAAAATTACATTTGAATAAACAGCAGTTCCCAATTTGCTGACAAAATCTGTAGCATCTTGGGTTACTCCTGCGTTTATTATATAAGGCGATTTAGTTTCGTCGTGTATTTTTACGTTTACTAAATTTGCAAATTCTTTTAAATTCATTAGTTCCCTGCTGTTAATTGTGAATCATTTACTGCGCTTGTTAAAGCCATTACAACTTTCTCTTTGATAGCTGTTGCGCTTTCTTGTATGTTAGTCGTTTTAATGCTAAAATCGTGTATTAAAGAGCCTATTTGTATGTTAACCGTTACTGCTTTGTTTCCTTGAACTCCTGCTGTGCCCTTGGTTGGTTTTCCTCCCGCTGTTAATTTTCCATTTGGAGCGCCTCCCAAAACATTTTTATTTTTTGTTGCAACTTCTTTAATTGCTGGTTTAGTACCTTTCTTTTTAGTTTCTTCATCTGTTACTAAATTTAAAGATTTTCTAAAACCCATTAATTGATTTGCTCCATCTTTTGCCCATTGTGCTCCTGTTATTTTACCAATCCAGTGCATAGCTTGTTGTAATGGGTATAAAATAGCATCAAACAAAACTACTCCAATTCTTTTTATTCCTGCGGTAAAACCTCCAGTATTAAAAGCATCTTTTATTGATTGCCAATGACTATAAATTGACATTATAGCATCAATAACTAAACCTATTGGACCAAGTAATAAAGATAACGCAGCACCCCAATCATTAAAGTGAACTACTATTTCGGCAACTAAAGCTATTGCAGCGGCTATTCCTATAATTAACAACCCTATGGGGTTAGCATCCATAGCGACATTCAACGCCCATTGTGCAGCTTCTAATACTCCTAATCCTTCGGCTCTAGCCATGTCCCATCCTAGTAATAATTCACTAGCTGTTGCAGACAGTCCTTTCCACCAAACGCTTAATTTTTCAAATCCTAAAATTCCTAACATTATACCTTTATAGCCAATATAAATTCCAGTAATAAACATAAGCGCATCAGAGTGGTCTTTCATAAATTTACCTAAACTTTTAAATTGATCGGCAATATAATTTAACGCTGGAACTAATTTTTCTAAAAATTCCATAGCTACCTCTCCTATCGCAACTTGAAAATTACCCATTCTTTTAGTAAATCCAATTAATGGGTTAGCGTCATAAGCTGCTTTAGATGCACCGCCATATTTATTTTGAATTTCGGTAAGCATTATTTGTTGTGCTTTCACAATTTCCCCCTTTGCAACTAAAGCGTCAATCGCATCGGTTTGCTCTTTTGAAAACATTACTCCTGATTTAGAAAGTTTTTTTATACCCTCACTAGGATTATCCATTGCTTTTCCAAATTGAATAGACATACTATGTAAATCTTGACCTGTTTTAGCGGCTACATTTGCGATTGCATCTCCAATTTTTGGGAAGTTTTCTTTTGTAAGTCCTCCAAAAGTTAACATTTGAGCTTGCATGTCTAAAATATCGGCTTTGCCGTAAATCATCCTAGAGGACATTTCGGAAGCCATATCTTTAATGCTATTCATAGTCATTCCTGCTGCGCCTCCAGTACTTTCTAACCCTGCTTGTACTTGTGCAGTAGCTTGGTGTAATTTTTCCACCTTTTCAATACCTTCTTTTATAAAATCCAATCCTTTAAAAACTGAAAAACCAATTCCAAGCGTGCCCATAATTTTATTAAGCCCGCCCATTGTGCTCTCAAGTTTTACGGCTTGTCCGTCAGCTTGTTGCAATTTGCCCGAAAGCATATCGTTAGCGGTTATCGTATATCTAATTTGATTATCCATTATATATTTTCATTATATTGTCCTGTTGAAATTAATCCCCACTTTAATTGACCCCAATTTTTAGCCAATTCATCGTCTGACATATTTTCTACGTCTAATGTAAAATGCGAAAAGTAGCGAAGTAACGCAATCATTCTCGTTTCTTCGCTACTCTGTTCACTAATGGTGTAGTCGTCTATTTTTTTTTAAACGTGTTTACAGCCATTTCAACCGTTTTAAAAGCCTCCATTGTTGCGCCTAAATAGTATTTATCGTCAAACATAATACGTTTGTCGCTTTCTTCCGTAAGAAAAATACTCTCGAACAATTCAGCAGCAGCAGTTACAGGAGAGGTCATTGCCTTATCCATAACTCTTAATTTAACTACTCTTGAAGGTTCTTTAATATAGCCTACAATATCCTCGTTTGTATCCTCATCGTGAAACACGATAGGTAATACCGTACAATTTAATTTAGTGCTTAATTCTTGCGCTTTTGCTTCTACTTTTTCCATAATTATCTAGTTATTTTACCGATTACTAACGGCAAAGATACTAATAATTTTGTATCTGATTGCGATGCTTCCAAACCTTCTTCAGTAAATTCACAAAAAAGTAAATCGTCCTGAGTTAAAAAGCCACCGTTTGCATCTTCAAATACTACTTGAATATTGAACGGAGGTATCGCCATTAAATCTCTATTTGGAGCAGATGCAATGATTTGTTTTAATTCATCGGTGTAAAGCTCGATGCTTCCTTCATATTCTTTATTCCCGTAACCTCTTGAAACTGGCTCGTAACCTGCTCCGTATTGGTTTTCTTTTTTCTGTTTCGTTTTGTACGAAATTTTAGTAATACCTACCACGGGAACGCCAAACAAAATAAGTTTAACGTTTGCCCATGAATAATTTACTCCATTTATCAGCGGTGTTGCCATAATTATAATGAGGTTTTAAATCC